GTGGGATTATTTATTGCATGACGGTATTGTACTTGCCAATAGACAATACCGTTTATAAGCCTGTCAGATATACTATCAACATCTATTTCATTTCGCAACTCAACAATGTTAAGTGTTAAACCGCTGGAATCAATATCTTTAGTATATATATCTTGCCTCATTGTTTTTTGCACTTCTGCTAGTAATCTATTTCCTTCTGTAGCTGCGTTGTCTCCAACTTTCACTCTGTACCAAAATTCAGTTATAACTGTAAGGCTACACCGCATGAAATTTATTTCAGGAATCTTTGACTCTTCCGAGTCCATAACAAATAGTACATTTCCTTCTTTTATCTGCGAGGCATTCAGAGGAAACCTAGAAACCATATTCCAAGTTACTTCATGTTCATCAATACCATCAGTAACTGCATTAAAGCGAGTTACTAAGCTATCCATTATCTGCTCTCTTATACTATCCGCCATATAAAACCTTATACTATTTTCCTAACGCTTTATCAATGCTTGTTTCGATGCTATCCGTAATAGATTTCTCTATGTACGCAATACTTCTATCAAATATTGTGCCTAAGCCAAGTCTAGCAGGTATGCGAACTTCTTTTTTAAGAACGTATAGAGGCACTATACCTCTACCTCTTTTTTGAAATACTATAAGGTTGCCTTTCTTAGAACGTGCTACAAAAGTATTCCCCCATTCCCTAGCACTGCGCTTTAAAGGTATTCCCCGCGAATCTAAGGCATAATCGGTAGGAACTGTTAGAAACTTAGCTCTCTTAGGTCTTATGGTTGCGCCTGTCTCTTGTACGGTCATATAAGATGTGCCAGTAGACATTTGTGCTTCCATACCCTCTAAGTCTTTAGTACCTTTCAATCGTATGCTTTTTCCGTATCGCTTCTACGCCTTTTCCACTCCGCTTAGAAAGTGTCCTATCAGTAGTACCACCTTTCCAAGGGGTGCTGTGTCTTCTTTCCATTTCAGCAGCAAACTCATTCAATATGCGTCTTAGTTTTGAGCTAACAGCAACAGCAGAATTTCTAATACCAAGATTCAATTCATCCCTGATAACACCTAGCAAAGTGTTAAACTGTAAATAAGTTTTACCACCGTACTCAAATTCTAAATCCGCCATTATCTTCTACCTAACATTATGTTGCGATAAGGAGACAAAAGATTCCATGCATCAGGAACAATACCAGCAATCGGTTTGGTGAAATTTCTTGCACTAGCTGCGCCGTCTAAGCTGTCCTGTGTGACGTTCATAGTTTCAGGAAATCTTTTATTATAGAGCCACATCACTTGATAGATACAGGCTAATTTTAAATCAGAGGGTATCGCTGCGCTAAGGTTAGCAGGTAGTACATTAGTTGCGGCGGTAACAGCATATCCAGCCGTATATACAGCTTTCAAAGATAGCCTAGCACTGCTTGTAGGGTACTTAAGATAGATTAAGCTGTTCTCATCATCTCTATAGTAATCAGAACTGTTAATTACAGAAGTACTAGCCCATACGCGCTCTAAGTCATAGTACAGCCTAAAATCATTCAATGTGTTATCTATAGGAACACCTTTAAGAGTTATCACTTGCTCTTTAATAGACGTGTAATCTCCGCTATCGTAATCTCCACTAAAGTCATAAAACACATCAACAGATTTTTTAGTATCTAAAATTTCTACTCTTGATTGCTTAGTGAAGCTACGTCTTGTAGCCGTTTCAATTTGACGTGTTGCGGTCAAAATAAGACCATCAAGCAAATTATCCTTGCCAGTGAATCCCGCACGAATCTCTATATAATCCGTCAAGTCATTTCGGCTTATTAACGGTGTAACTTGTAAAGCCATAAGTGTTTCCTTACAAAAAAAGCACAGGAATAGCTATGATTCCTGTGCTTCTATTTATACCAAATAAAACAACTAATATTAAGCTATTTCTTCGGGTACATCATTTACAGTTTCAGAATCACTGTTCGCATCTTTCTTTTCAGCTTTCAAAGTGCGAGCACGAGAAGTAACAGGCTTATCTTCTTTAGCTACTTCCTTGATAAGCTCAAAAGTAAACTTCTGTCTTGTCTCTACTGAAATATCATCACCATCTCTAATGGTTACTTCGTTTACAGCGTACTCTTCTAAATATTCTTTAGTTTGTTCGTCTACAACTACTGGAGCTGCACCTTTCCTAAACTCTAAGCCTTTAGAAGGTAAAGAATATACTGTACCTAGTTTCAGTGTTGCGTAATATTGTGCCATTTTAAATTACTCCCTTTCAATGAGTTACTACAGGTTTAAGCACCGATAATTAGTGGGTTGCCAGCAACGGTTACTACGTTAAGCCGTGCAGCGATAGTAGCAATGTTAATTCTCCATACAGTTAATGCAGCGTCAACAGATGCTTTCGTCACACCAGGGTCAGCAGCAGTACCTGTGTTGGTGGTGTCTATAGCGGCAATAGTTCCATAAGTATCTGTAAAATTAACAACTAAAGGTGCTACACCTGCTCCTTCCAATACTTTATTTGTAAGTGTAGATAGCACATATATAGCATCGTTAAATTGGTCTTTTAAGACGTTCATACGAGCAGCTTGAACACCTGTGGTAGCAGCGGTAACAGATACACCGATAGCAGCTACTGTACCGCTTCCATCAGTACCACCGCCATTATAAGTAACTAATGGAATGTCCAATTTATTAGCGAGGTTGTTTACTACTGTAAACAAAGTTGCCAAAGAACTACGCAATGCACCTAGTTGAGTTTCCGTAGAGGCTTCCTGTGCAAGGTTGGTAGATGAGTTTGCTACGTTAGCAAAAACAGTGGTTACTGCATTAATCGCAAGAGTGGTTGAAGCTGTACCACCAGAGTTATCCGTGACAGACGCTTCGGCAGCAGTAATGGTTCTAGCTACTGTTTGTGCCAGTAGGCGAATAGCCAAAGGCATACTGTCTACGCCTTTTAACATTCCGTCTTTTGTAATTGTCGCTGATGGCATGATGCACTCCTAATATTTAATTTCTTAAGAAACTTGAAAAGGAGAGGATTTTTTACATCCTCTCCCAATCTTCACTAAGCTAAGTTTGTCACTTTAACTACTGCGGTTTCTTCTTCGTATTGAACAGCTACACGAGCGGTAAGAACAATCTTAAATTCACGTTCAGAAATCAAACGCTCTGATTCAAGTTGTAGGTTACGTTGAACACCAACAATAATGTTTTGTGGGTTGGTCAAGATAGCTCTAGCATCAGACATCAAGGAAACACCTACCATCGGAATGCCGAAAATAGGAACTTGCTGCATACCAGTAAGTACTTGGTCGCCCAAGCCGTTACCGCGAGTAGAAAGTTTCAAACGGTAATCTTGTTCTACGTTTTGAGAAACATAGAAGCGCATGTTACGTTTGTCGCGTCTGAAAGCCGTAGGCATTGCTTTAATTACTGAGCTACCGATAACTGCATCAAATGAGGAGTTAGAAGCATCTACTACGTTAGAAGTAGCGCGTTTTAACAAACCATCTTGAAGAGCCAAGTAAGCATCACCGCTTGCAGTATCACCACTGATAATCATTTCCTCAATATCAAGAGCAGCACGTTCTGCAATCAGGTCGAGAATGGTGTTAGCGAAATCACCACGTTCAATGTTGTCTTCGATAACTTCGTAAGGAAGACGAATTTCTGCGATAACTTCACTTGTTGTCAATGTAACTTTAGACGTATCTGCTTTGCTACGGTCGCCAATAGCAAGAGCACGAGAGCCAGCAGTTTGAGTAGCGGCTTTCAAGATTCTGCTACCAAATTTTACTTTGTTAATTTCCATTTGCGGTGCAGTCATAGTAACAACACGCGCTTCATTGAAAATGGTAGGTTGGTCAATAAGAGTGCGAACAAAACGGTCGTTCTGCTCTATGCTTAATTTACCAGCGGTAGTTAAGTCAGACAAAGCCATGTCTGCACGATAAACTACTTCTCTTTCGTTGTGCAAATCAGCAGCAACAGATGCGTTTACATCACGGTAATTGTGGTGAGCTTTAGATACTTCGGCTTTTTGTTGGTTTACGTTAAACATATTATTTCTCCAGTTTGAAACAGTTTGCAAATTAAGCTGCGGATTACTTAAAGTTAGGCATTTCTCTTGCGCGATAAGCCAAGTAGGTTACGATTAAGAGGGTCATCGAAATGTTTAATCGTAGGCTTCTTGTCTTGCGTAGAAGTATCCCCTTCTAAAACGTCACCGACTGCTACGGATTTACGAGTTTGCTGCACTGTTTCAAGTGCAGATACTCTTTCGCTTTGTTTCTCTACAGTTTCAGATAAGCCTTTTACAGCTTCCGTTACAGTGGAAAGTCCAGCGTCAATTAGTTGCTTCAAAGCAGCTAACAGATTTTCTTGATTTTCGGGATTAGTTGTTTTCACGACAGAATCTTCTTCATTTGTATTTGTGTTCTCACTATCTGTAATTTCTTTCACTTCGTCAACAACATTTTCAACACTATCTGAAACATTTTTTTCGCCTGTATCTTCAACAGTAGTTGTTTCGTCATTTTGGTTTTCCGCAACAGGCTGTTCTTGTGTCTCTGTTTCGGTGCTTGCCGTGAAATTTGTTGCAGAACTCATCATAACTACCTCTTGTAATGCCTCTTGTGGAATAGTTGCAGAAGTCATAGTAGAAGCTACAGAGATAATCAAATCTCCATATTCGCGCACTACATCTCGCACAGCAGCATCATTACGCATCAAAATACTATTTCTAAGAGCCGTCACCATTGCATAGGTAATTTCCTCAAAGGCGGGAGGAAGACCATCTGCACCTTCTGCCATTACGCCAGCAATAGTAGTTTTATCAGAAAAGGAAGCCATGAAATCAGAGTACTTTTGCGCTACTTCTGCAATAGGCAAATCCTTAACTTTAAATGAAAGTTCTTTCACTTCTGCCTTATCTTCTTTTTTAACAATACGGCTCTGTGGTGCTTTTGTAGTTTTCATAAGTTTTTCACTTTCCTGTTTAGATGATTCTTCCTCTTGCATATCAAGTAATTCACCTAGAAATACAGTTACACCGTCAGAAACGTCAATAGATTTTATAGTATCTTCTTTAAAGCTATCCAAAGAAGCCGCTTCTATCGAAAAATGTTTTGAGTTTTCTACTACGGTAAAGTCTTCGTATCCTTTTTCTGTTAAATACGCAACAACATCTTTTTCCGTAGGGTAAGTATCTTTTTGAAACTCAAATTTTTGAAGAGTTACACTAGGGTCATTTGAGTTGATGATTGCGGCAAAATCCACAATGTTTGCATCATCTGCTTTGACTACCAAAAATGGAGTTTGATTAGCACCATGCCGAACCATAGATACATACTGTGGGCTTGGGTCTTTCATAACTCGTACTACTTTTTGAATTTTCTTAGGTGTCTGTTTCATATTAGCCTCTATACAAAAATGCGGTGAGAATGTCCTTGCGCCGATTCCGTAGCAGTACCTGCTTTGATTTCGTGTGCATGTCCGTTGTCCGTACTTGTTCTTCCTGATTTAATACGTCCATCCTTATCTACTTCAAGAAAAAATAAATGACGATGATTATTCGCTACCTCTGTAGCACCTATATTTTGAACAGGAACATCTACTTCTACTACGACAGGCATTTTCTTAACCGTTGCTTGGAAAGAAAATCCATTTAGCTCTCCGCTCTTAACAGCGTTCCATACTCTAAAATCGTTTATCTTAATTCCTAAAACCCAAGAACCCGCTGCATAGTAAGGGTCGCCTTCTCTTGCAATAAAGGATTCTACAGGATAGCTACCATTAGGTACGTTGTCATGTTCGGTGTCTATTGCTTGGTCTAGGTTTTTTAACTGCATAAACCTATGCGCCATAAGCTCTATATCTTCGGGTAGCATTATATCGCCGTGTGAATCTATCACATAAGGAGAATACACTTCTCCATACGCAATGCGCTTATCAAAATCCACATTTTTGATAGCAACAGACGTGTAAGTTTCTTCCTGCTGTGTTTCGGTAATTTTCATATTGAATCCGTATATTTTCACTTTATGCTTTTTTTAAAAAAACGCAATGGTGAAATTTGTTTCATTAGTAAATTGCTGCAACAGTACTTCTGCAATTACCGTGAAAAGGTGGCATTATAACTCCTGCATCCGCTAATTGTTTGTTGCTTAAATTTTCAACATCAGCAAACTTAACCCAAGGATGCACTGTTTTTATTTCTTCGTCTGTAGCAGTAGCAGCACGTTCCATTAAGTCGATAGCATTAGATAGCCAAAATTCTTTACCGTTCATTTTTCTGCATATTGCGCTAGTGCGAGCATCCAATACAGCTACAATGCGATAACCTCTTACACCCTGCAACTGTCCTGCTTTAAGCACTCCATAATGGTAGGCTCTACTTGCCGCCGCATTAGCTACCACTCTCCAATAAGGAACAGACTTCAATCTTTTAGATAAAACTTCCATTACCTCATTAAATCCGCCTTCCTGCACAGGAGTTGGAGAGCTTAATATTTTTTCTACTTCCTTATACAGAGCAGGTATAACGTGGTTGTTAAAGTACTCGTTAGTATAATATTTTGATGACTTTATCATGCCTTCAAGCAGTCTCTTTCTTGACGTTACATTGTCCAAGTATCCTTTAACTCTTGAAGAAGCGTAAGCACCTTTATCCATTGCCTCGTTTATATTATCAGAAACAACACTAGCGGTATCGCCTGTGTCAAAAGAGCTTTTCATAATTTTAGATGCTTTTTGAAAAGCATCCCCAAGTAATGCTGTGGGATTTTCCTTTACAGCTTTAGCAATAATAGGCTCTATCTCATTACCTTTTTCAGCAACAGCAATAGCCAGAGCCGCCGCAATAAGCAGTTCTTCTTTTAAGAAATCCTCACCACCAGATTCTTCATCTTCTGAACGAATGACTTTATAAGCCTCCGCTCTATCAAACTGAATAGAGTTAGCCTTGTCTATCCAGTCTTTATATTTTGGGTACTTGCTTGACAATTCTTGACTGAATACGCTTTGCACTTCTACTTTTTCCGTCAGAGATACTAGCATTTTTTGAAACCTCTACAATTTCCTGTAATTTACCAATAGTAAGTTTTCTAACTTCTGCCTGTTTCAACTCTTCTGGGTCAGTAGTTACGTCCGTTACTTCTGGGTCTGGGAATCCACCTTCGGGTAACTTGTCCTTGGTATTATCTTGCGGTACTACTGGAATAAGCAGCTCTTCTATACCCGCAAGTGTTCCTTGTTTCACTAATTCCATAACTACACCGAAAGGATAGTTACCCCATTCTTGCGGTATGCTTGTGATGTTCAAATCAAACAATTCATTTGCCATACCAATAGCTACGTTAGGCGTTAATGCCCCTACCGAGTCTAATTGCTTGAGTGCAGTTAAGATTGTTTCAGGATTTACAATTCTAGGCGCATTAGAGCGGAAACGCCAATACTTAGGCGTATCATTTTGACTAAGCAAAATCTTGCCATTGAAAACCTCATCCATCTTATTTCTAGCAGGTAAAAATACCTGCACTTCCGCAACTACCATAGAGGCTTCGGCTGTAGAACGTGTATGGTCTTGAGAATGCCCCATATACAGAGGAGGAAGTCTAAAGCTGCTACGAATTTTATTCTGGCAAGCCTCGTCATACTGCTGAAATAAGCCGTCACTTTGACGCTCGTTTACCAAAGATTTTATATCTAACTTTGGTGTAGGTAAATGTTCATCCATTTGCGTATCAGAATCAGCAGATAGAGCCTCAAGAACAATAACTCTGTTCATTGAATCCCTGCCTTTTGTTCCGTTAAGATGCTCTTCAATAGCATTGAAGCTATCGGTAGTTAAGGCAGCACCAGACACAAGAACAGCCATTGCAGGAATAGCATTATTCTTAAAGAAGTTAAGGTTTGTTAATTCGCTTTCTCTTGAACCCGTAATAGATGGCAACTGGTTAATCCAGCGAGGCATACCATAAGCAGTGCTAGGGTCGTAAATAGAGAACATCAAAAGTTCTGTAGCTTGCTCTGTAGTGCCTAGTGGTCTTTCTTTGCCGTCTTTAGGGCTTATAGAGCGAGGGTCGCCAAACTCTTTGAAGTAAATCTTTTTATTGTTCACTTCTTGAACGTATCTTCTAAAATGCTTTTTAACTTTTGTCGCTACATTTTTACCATTGCGCTTAAGGTATACTGTTACATCCGTAGGCTCTAACTCTTTAACCGTAAGACGGAGACTATAAGCAGGAACATGGTAGAACATTACCACATCGCCTAATCCATCGCGTGTTAGCTCTATAAATGCGTAACCGAAAGTCTCTAAATCTTTTCGTACTCGCTCGCGTAATTCTATAAGGTCGTATTCGTCATTAGGCTGATTAAGGATAGAGGTTAGTCTTTGAAATTCTGCTAACGCTTCTTTAGAATCCTCACTACCTTCTTCTCCAACATACTCTAAACGATAACCATAGGATTCTACGTTAGTTACCATAGCGTCAATACACTGACGCAGCATGTTATTCTCGTTAGGGAGTCTTCTTATTGTGTTTGGATTGAATGGAGGTTTTATAATTGAAAATGTAGAACCGCCTATACTTAAATTATAGTCGTTAGAGAATGGGTCTAAAAGCTGATTAGACTGATAACTTTTTACTTCTCTAATAATTTCTTCTGAATCCTGTAAATCAGGAATTTGCTTTTCTTCTTTACCGAATAAAACATCACCTTTACCTGCGCCGCGCTCTATGTTAGTTCTAAGAATGCGTCTTGTGGCTTTTCCAGTGATAGGGATTGCAGCTTGTGACATAATAATACTTTCCAAAAATACAGTATTTTGAAAAGTATTATATGCCCTACTTTGCTAACTGGCAACAACTTATATGATTGCCGCTTTTGAAATTTATTTCACACAGACATGCAGAATGGTTTAATGTTTCCAGTTTCTGCATCGTGCTTAATATCAGACGTAAGCCAATTATATTTTTTAGAGAAAGCTCTTAGTATTTCAGCTTTAGATTCTACACTAGAGAACAAATCTTGATTCAGAGAATTTAGAATATCAAAAACATCTTTCAGCGAATAAATAAGATGCTTTTGCTTGTAGTCTTCATCTGCTGCATCACTGTCAGATAGCGTATGTATCAATCCGCAAGCATCTAAAGATTCGTGTATAACGTCTTCTAAGCCTTCATCTATTGCGGTTTGTAGAATAGATGATAACGTCTCTACGTCTAAAGGAATAGTTGCGTTTTCTACAGAAGGCTCTTGTATGTCTACGCTAGCAATATTAGTTATATTAAATGTCTTTGTCATCATTGCACCTTTATAAGCGTATCGTATAGTTCATCGGCTTCTCTATCAGACATAACTCCTCTAACATAAGATTTCTCAAGTTGGTTTTCAGGAACAGCTGATAGCATTTTCTTTAGTAATGCTATTTGTTGTTTAGATAGAGTAAAGGCATCGCGCACATAATCTACCCATGCTTCGTATGCAAAAGGTGTCCATTGTTTTACAATTTGCTCCGCAATTATATCTGCATACACTCTAATCTCAAATTGCGCGTGTTTATCACATCTAAGTTTTAGGAAATGTAGAAGATTATGCAGGTCAATTTTCCAGTACCATTGCGTGTAGGTGTTAAGGCTTAAACCCATCCGCGCAAGCTCTCTTGACACGCCATTGTCTAATGAGGCTGAATATTTTGCATATTCATTTTCGCTAGAAGACAAAAGCCACTCTCTGAAAGATGATGCAGATGAAATAGATAACTCATTACCAGAGCCTTGCTTGTTTACAGAGGATTGTCCCCCGCCATTAACAAGGTATCCCAAATCAGGAATGTAAAACTCTTTATCTAAAATTGAGTATCGTGCAGAATACTCATTGACGTTAGCAGTGCGGTGACGAATCCATTGCCTCGCTACAAAGATAGGCATCTTAATATGCAACTTAATCTCGCACATTTCTAGAGGTGAGGTATGACGATGCTTTACAAGATAACGGATAAGTCCTCTATCCTCATTCTTTTGCTTTGTGCCTTTACCGTAAGAAGTTCTTGCAGCTTGCACAATAGATTCATCATTACCCATATAGTCGATGACACGAATAAAACCGTGGTCTAGTACAGGAATCTCTTTACCTAAAATGCTATTTAAGTGCGCTGATTCCGCTCTTGTGAAATTTGTTTCATTGCTCATCTTATACTCCTGTGCTTCCAAAACCACTTTTGCCGCGCTCGGTTTGTGATAGTTGCGATTCGTCAATTTCTGAAAACTTAACTCTTGCTACAGGCGCAAATACAAGCTGTGCAATTCTATCACCTTTTTTGATAGTTGCGCTTCTAACATAGCAGGAAATTCTAATTTTAATCCCGTGCTTACTACTTGAGTGTATCCGCTAGGGATTATACTTTCGTGCAGTGCATGTAAATCGCATCCGCTTGCTAATGCTGTCTTATATTCAGGGATAGTAGCGTTAACGTGCGTCCTGCTAATATTTACGTCTATCAAAGGCGGTAAATAGTTTTCCCTTGGTTTACTGATTTTCTGATTGCTCATTTAATTCATCCTTTTTGTTTAATTCGTTAAGATGTTCTATCGCTTCTTTTTCGTGTATATGAGAAAATTCTGCTCTAGGTGGACTGTAAAAATGGTCGTTTATGACCCAACACCCAAACTCACTACGAGTTAAAGCATAACGTGTCTTCTTCATATTGGTCTTCCTTTTTATTGTTGTTTTCTTTTATAACTTCTATGTGGGAAATATTCAAAATAGACGTATCGAACGATGCGCCGTAAACTAAGTGCTCTCTGTATTTAATCTTTTGCACTAAGTTTAAATCTCCAACCTGTCGGTTATATAGTCCTAAGCAAAGGACTAAGTTGTGCAGCCTATCAGAGCCTCCTTTAGACAACGGTATAAGATGCTCTATGGTTGCTTGGTCTTCTGACATCAGCTTACCAGAATAGAAGCATCTTAAACCATCTCGCTCTATGAGCAGCTTCTTAAGATTAGGCTTGCTTTTTCGGCTATAGTCTACAGTCTTTAAATCTCCGCCATGCTTATAAGTGAAGTATATACGTTTCGCGTTATTGCAACTGAAACTTAAATCCCCCTTCTTATTGGTGTATAAGACGTATACTCTGTCTTTAACAAGGAATCTAGCAACTTCCCAAGGATTAGTTAGCTCTTGTAAGATTGCCCCTTTTTCCGCTAACCATTTTGTAAAAGGTATCTGGTCTTTGTGTATAGGCTTTTTTTCTTCCAGCATCGCATAATCTCGTGTTTCTAGTGCCTGTTAAAGGTATTATATAAATGCTATAAATCATTGTCAATGTATTTTTTAGCTATTCGGTAATTCGTACCAAGTTTTTTTCTGTGGCTATAATATTATTAGGTATCGGTCTATTTGTGTAAACAGGGCATTTACTCTCGCATTCTTGTTTAGAGGAGTATACCATCATACACCCTAGTAAACATTCCTGCCTTTTATCGGAAACTCTTGGCGTAATAGCTACATCTTGCGCCATTACCACTTGAGCCGTTAAGAGTATAGAACCTAGTACGCTAATTAGACGCAACATAAGTATGTTCTCCTTTATCTAAGTGTTTCATCTTACCTATGCGAGATACATGAGTTTTCCACATAGTCATAACACCCGCAAGATAAGATTTCTTTTTTTCAGGGGTAGAGCTGTGATATTTCCCTATAGCTTCTTTCCATGATTTATTTTGATTATGCAAAGTCACTAGATAGTTAGCTGCATAAGATAGGTTGTATTCAGGGGAGAACACTTTGTTAATCGGCATCTTTCCTTTTATGTGCCAAAAATAATTTAGCTGTCCACAGCCAACATCCATATTTTCATATCCCTGCGCTAACAAAGATTTAAATTTACGTTCTGCTTCTTGTCTAGTGTCAAAGTAAAAGGATTTATTGCCGTTCGGCAAATTAAGGCTGATAGTCCAAGGGTGAGGGTAGAATTTCTTTCCACCGCGCAAAGTCTTTCCAGTTTCCCTAAAAGTTATAGCGTGTAAATAGCCAAAGGGAATATTGTACTCTTGCTCTTTCTTCTGTGCGTGAAATCCGCAAACATCAGTAATAGGCATGTTGTTAAGGTAGTCTTCTCGCTCTTTTGCTTTTTGAGCGATTAACTCCATACGCGCATATTCTGTGTCAAGATTCTGGTCTACAAGCTGTCTGCTTGAAAGCTCATTATCTTTAGATGCGGAAAAATCAGGAATACTTAACGATGCAACACCAGAGGCATTTAATGCCATTGTTATCACTGCTGTAGAGCATAATAAAGCTATCTTCATTATGCACCTGCCCAACTAAGCATCAAGCCTAGTATCAGCGCAAGCATCGCAAAGTTTAAAAATGCTGACATCCATTTACATACTTTCGTAAAATCTTTCATTGCTTTATACTCCTATATCATTGCTAGAAAGTATAGTCAATATAAAAGATAATGCTTAAGTAAGTGTAAACATTTGAAAAATTCTTTGAAATTTATTTCACTTAACTTTTTTAAGGATTAAGTAGATGATATAGGTGACTATTGGGTAAGTAACAAGGAAAAATATCAGGAAGTCTAGGCACACATGACTTATACGCTTTACACTCCAGTTTCTAAATATAGAGAATGCAGAGATAGCGTGTAACCAAACACCTACAGTCACAAATACAAGCATTAAGCCGTATGCGGGAGTTACAACAAAATCTGTTGGAGAGATGTTAAGGTTATGCAGTTCCTGAAATTTCTTACTTGTGAGAAAAAAAGAAAGCCTATCAAACCCATCTACAAGTATGACAACCATAGACAAAGGTATGCCTATCCCTACAATTAAGAGAGGGTAAGGGCTAATTGCGAGAGCTTGATACAGTGTGTTTTTTTCTATCAGCATCATGACGTACCCCTACTACGTTTTGGTTTTTTATGTATAACTCTTCTAAGGCTAAACTAAGATTATTCTTAGCTTCCTCGTAAAAATTATTGATTTTTTCTTTTTCTACACAAATTGTGTCGTCATTCCGTCTAGGAAATAAAGCAGCTTTTAGCATACCAATAAACCCCATCTTCTCTTTGTTTGGTAAAATGTCGTTCATTTTTGTTTACTCGCTATCAATAAATCACGAATTAACCCTGCTAGTTGTTGCGAATTCTTACTATTACTGTCTATATCCGCAGAAAGTTTTTCTACAGTAGAACCTGTGTCTTTTAGAGCGGCAGCTATTTGCTGTATGGACATAATAGCCTCTTTCTGCATTACAACAGCTTGTTTCTCAAATTCTAACCTATCATTATACGCTTTACTTAAAGCCTTAGCTAAGAAATAAACCACAACTATTAGGATAGAAATAGAAAGTCCAGCCTCGTTAAATACTTTTTCTGCTATTTTAAGAAGCAACTCTTCCATAGATTTCCACCTTATCCAAGAATCAAAGCTCAATTAAACCTTCACCATTTCAAATGGAATTAGCAGGACTCCAAGCATCGTATACCTGTCTTCCGTATCCACAAGAAACTTTTTCAGATTAGTACACAGAATCCCTAGAGTAAGAGGCTTATACAAGTTTTAATATCACATGGTAGTTTTTATTTAGTGAAATATATTACATAAATTAAAATGATGAAAAAGAACCGTCATGCGTATTGTAAATATAGCCTACGTCTACTACTGTACCTTCTAATAATTTTACAAAATAACAATCTGGTATTATTATAGGATTGCTTTCATCAAACAAAATAATGTTTTTAACTACGTCATCGACTTCGCGAATAACTGCATATTTAAAAACTGTATCAGACATTTTCTTAACTCCTTTGAAAGATTAAAAATAAGATATAA